ATGTTTGCAGTAATTTTTGGTCGTCCAGGGTGCCCTTACTGTGTTCGCGCGAAAGAGCTGGCTGAGAAACTGACCGAAGAGCGCGATGACTTCAACTTCCGCTATGTAGACATCCACGCGGAAGGCATCACCAAAGCGGATCTCGAAAAAACCGTCGGCAAGCCGGTTGAAACCGTACCGCAGATCTTCCTCGATCAGAAACACATCGGCGGCTGCACTGACTTTGAAGCCTACGCCAAAGAAAACCTGGGCCTGTTTGCCGCTCAGTAATGCGAAGATGCCCTCACCGCGAGGGCGTTTTTATTGCGGATGTTTGCGCCGGTGCAGCAGGCTGCGCACAAACAAATAGCAAAGCGCCCCCAGCGCACACCAGAACACCCCGCTCAGTAACCACGCCAGCTCCTGCCACAGACTTCTTGTCGGGACATACATCAGACGCATCATCAGCAGGCACAGCGGTGCTGCCATCATGGCCCCGAGTAGAGGCTTGATTACCTCTCCTTTACGCGAGAGAAAACTGGCTGCGGCGCCCGGCAGGATGAAAAAGAGCAAACCCAGTTCCGGATGACCGGACGCCCTGAATGCCCCCTTCACATTAAAAGCGAGCGACATGCAAACGACCGTAAACAGCAAAAAGCAGCTGACCACGCCCGCCCAGTTTCGTTTAATGTTCAAACTATCCTCCTGACTTATCTCTATCAAATACAACTTCGTCCAGTGGACGCCCAGTCAGATAAAGCAGTACGGCAATCCTTGCCAAAGCACGCACAGGCTGATGCGATAATAGGTGGCTGTCGGTAGCTAATACGATTAAACTAACCGCCAGCGCATGTTTTAGGGAATTTATTAGGAAGCAGGGAGTCGTGAAGTCTTTCCCTGGCCCTAAAAACAGTAGCCCAAATAGTCCTTTCATTCAACAACTTACTGGTAAACAAGAAGTTAGCCTCCGTGAATATAAACGTCGCAGACTTGTTAAATGGGAATTACATCCTGTTATTATTTGTGGTACTGGCGTTGGGCCTTTGCCTGGGTAAATTGCGCCTGGGTTCAGTTCAACTGGGTAATTCCATTGGCGTTTTAGTCGTCTCTTTATTATTAGGTCAGCAGCATTTCAGTATTAACACGGATGCGCTCAATTTAGGCTTCATGCTGTTTATTTTTTGTGTTGGCGTGGAAGCGGGGCCGAACTTTTTTTCAATTTTCTTCCGCGACGGCAAAAATTACCTGATGCTGGCGCTGGTGATGGTCGGCAGCGCGCTGCTGATTGCGTTAGGACTGGGCAAACTGTTTGGCTGGGATATCGGGTTAACGGCCGGTATGCTGGCAGGCTCCATGACATCCACCCCGGTGCTGGTGGGTGCGGGTGATACCCTGCGTCATTCCGGCATGCAAGGCGCACAGCTTTCCACCGCGCTCGACCACCTGAGTCTGGGCTATGCATTGACTTACCTTATTGGTCTGGTGAGCCTGATTGTCGGTGCGCGCTACCTGCCAAAATTGCAGCACCAGGATCTGCAGACCAGCGCACAGACAATTGCTCGCGAGCGCGGCCTGGACACGGACACCAAGCGTAAAGTCTATCTACCTGTGATCCGCGCCTATCGCGTCGGGCCGGAGCTGGTGGCCTGGACCGACGGCAAAAACCTGCGCGAGCTGGGCATTTACCGCCAGACGGGCTGTTACATCGAACGTATTCGACGCAACGGCATTCTGGCAAACCCGGACGGCGACGCGGTGCTGCAGATGGGCGACGACATCGCGCTGGTGGGTTACCCGGACGCTCATGCCCGTCTCGATCCGAGCTTCCGCAACGGTAAAGAGGTGTTCGACCGCGACCTGCTCGACATGCGTATCGTCACCGAAGAGATCGTGGTGAAAAACCATAACGCCGTTGGCCGCCGTCTGGCGCAGCTGAAGCTGACCGACCACGGCTGCTTCCTCAACCGCGTGATACGCAGCCAGATTGAGATGCCCATCGACGACAACGTCGTGCTCAACAAAGGTGACGTTTTGCAGGTGAGCGGCGACGCACGACGCGTGAAAACCGTTGCTGACCGCATCGGCTTTATCTCCATTCACAGCCAGGTCACCGACCTGCTGGCCTTCTGCGCGTTCTTTATCGTCGGCCTGATGATCGGAATGATCACCTTCCAGTTCAGCAACTTTAGCTTCGGCATCGGTAACGCCGCCGGGCTGCTGTTCGCCGGGATCATGCTGGGCTTCCTGCGAGCGAACCACCCAACCTTCGGCTACATTCCGCAGGGCGCGCTGAACATGGTGAAAGAGTTCGGTCTGATGGTCTTTATGGCAGGCGTGGGCTTAAGCGCGGGCAGCGGCATCGGCCACAGCCTGGGGGCCGTCGGCTGGCAAATGTTGGTTTCCGGACTTATCGTCAGCCTGGTGCCGGTGGTTATTTGCTTCTTGTTCGGCGCCTACGTGCTGCGCATGAACCGCGCCCTGCTCTTCGGGGCAATGATGGGCGCGCGTACCTGTGCGCCTGCCATGGAAATCATCAGCGATACCGCGCGCAGCAATATCCCGGCCCTGGGGTATGCAGGCACCTATGCCATCGCTAACGTACTGCTCACGCTGGCGGGTACGCTGATCATCATCATCTGGCCAGGACTCGGATAAGTCTCAAGTTTGCGCGTGGTGAAAATTATTTTTGTTACGCGCAGAACTTTTTTATCAGGAGGCAGTCATAACTAGTGCCACTGCTTTTCTTTGATGTCCCCAATTTGTGGAGCCCATCAACCCCGCCGTTTTGGTTCAAGGTTGATGGGTTTTTTGTTGCCTGAATTTTACCATCCATTAAATCAATCACTTACAACACCTCACTCCCCTGTATGGCGACAAAATGGCGGCAGCGCTTTTGCCATGGCGGCAACAGGTAATAAAAAACCCGCCAGCGGCGGGTCAATATCAGTAAGCTAATTGTTCCTGCATTCCTTTCGGATGTGGCGGTGCGGCGCTGATTTTTTGCGGACGGCACACGGACCGCACAAACGTCTCATGCGTCACGAACGTATGACCGCACTCAATATTGGTGCACTGGTTGTATCGTTCTTTGGTCTCACTGGAAACCTGAAAGCTACTGCGTGTATGCGCGGCCTGACCGCACATTGGACAATTCATCATTTCGTTCAGTCCTCACTCTTAACCAGTTCGCAATAATGATACATCATTGTTCTCAATCTGGAACTAATCATTCAACGTCGAACTCATCTATTTTCACTTCGAGATCCAGACTGGTCGTAAACCCGTTATCTGGAGAAGCGCACCAACCGGCTCGGCGGCATTCTGTCGCTGGAGCCGTCGCTGGCGAAATATACCCGGCGCGGGATCGATCTCGATACTTACTGGTTTGTGCAGTACGGCATGACCACGCATCCGTATGAGTTCACCAGAGGCAGCATTTTTCACCTGATGGAGCCGGATTTAAATCAGGAGATTTACGGCCTGCCGGAATACCTGTCCGCCATCCCTTCCGCCCAACTGAATGAGTCCGCCACATTGTTCCGCCGCAAGTATTACATCAACAGCAGCCATGCTGGGGTTCATCATGTACATGACCGACGCCGCACAGAATCAGGAGGACGTGAACAATATCCGCCAGGCGATGAAAAGCGCCAAAGGGCCGGGCAACTCCCGTAACCTGTTCATGTACTCACCGAACGGTAAAAAAGACGGGATTCAGATCATCCCGCTGTCCGAGGTCGCGGCGAAGGATGAGTTTCTGAATATCAAGAACGTGAGCCGGGACGACATGATGGCGGCGCACCGCGTTCCGCCGCAGATGATGGGGATCATGCCGAGTAATGTTGGGGGGTTTGGGGATGTGGAGAAGGCGAGCCATGTTTTTGTCCGCAATGAACTGATGCCCCTGCAGAAGAGGCTGGAGGGTTTGAATGATTGGCTAGGTGAGAGAATAATCTGCTTCGAGAAATATTCCTTAGAGATTGATTGCTAATAAATAAGGCGCTCAAAAGAGCGCCACCATTAATTTAAACTGTCTAAGCGATCAACATTCATTAATTCGAGAAGATTTCTCCCAAATCCAAATCTATTCCAACTTCTCGTGTTTTTTTGAGCATCTCCTTCCTGCAACTTTTTGACAAGGAGTTTACTATCACTGATACCAGTAATAAGTGCTATGTTTTCAAATCCGCGATGTTGAATTGCACGAGTAAAGAGAGGATATTTCGCGTAATGCCCTGAATATATCAGCAACTGTGGATACCAAAATATATTTGAATTAAGGAAAGACACCATAAGAGCAACCAGATCGGCCTGTTTTAAATCATCAAACTTTATATCATCTCTTGTAGCACTAATTTTTATCAACTCAGCCACTGGCGCATATAAAGTTTGACCAGGTGGTGCTAATTTGCATTGAAGTAAATCAGAACCAACGAAAAATTCACCATAGTTTGAAAACTCCATCCCCCTACTTGACAAATGGTCAGGCAGTAAATATGAGGTGAACAATAGGGAGTGAATCTTTTCAAAGGCTTCAACCTTAATTAATGAAGCCAAAATATAAAGAAATGTTTCATAGGCAAAAATTTCATGAGGAAGATACCAAACATCACTCCAAGAATTTACATCATGAGGTTTGGCTTTTATTTCTTGCAAGGTTTCCATAAATTGCAGAAGTGCTTTTTCAAAATCCTCACCACTTGTACTGCCCTCTAAAAGCACCCATTCAGTTATTACATCCCTCACAGGTATAAGATCTTTATGAATCTGAATAACCTCAGCCGGAAAATCATCGCCCGTTGGAGAAGTTCTGACTTTCAATTTGTCGCAATGTCTATGGCATACCTCTAAAAATTGTCGCCTACATTCATTTATGTTCTTTCTTTCATTCAATACGGCAGACTTTAAAGTCTGAAATTTCGCGTTTAACTCATAAGTAGGTGTCGATGTATCTTGACTTAAATAAGCAGGTGGTTTTCCTAAAGGTGGTTTAGTAAATTCAGGCTTGCCATATAGAACTCTGATTAAACGCTCCCAGTTATCATTTTCTTTTTCTGGAGTTGAGAAATCAATGTATATTCTGGACTTAAGAAATACCGGAGTATATGCCTCGCCTTCATCGTCATATTCGAAAATAAGTGGGATAAATTTTGACTGAGACACTGATGAATAAACAGCCTGAGATATTATCATCGTCTCTACACCGACCCCTGCTTTTCGTAGGTCTGCCTTTTCAGCGTATTGTTTATCACAAATTACAAGTACGTGGGTTACAGATTCATCCTGAACCATGCGTTCCATATAATGATTTTTATCGGCACCTTCTTTTAATTCAATGAAATCCACAACCGATTCGACTCCATCAGCAGCTAGACGCTCAACCATTTCTTTAATATGTTGCTGATGTGTTTTACTTGACCAACTATAAGATATAAAAACTTTTGGTGGCTTCATCACAGGCTCCCCTAGTTCGAAGACAAATTTATATTCCAATTATCAAAATAAGTCTATATCCCCCCGTTGCGCGCGCTCGTATCCCCGCCACGCCTGCCCGCTTTGTGTAGTGGTTTTCATGCAGGTGCATGACAGGCCGGAAAGCGCGCCAGCTCTGGCGGCCCCGACCCGTTGCGATCCTTTTTGGATCATGCGAATCCATGCACCATAGACATGCATTGCGTTCTCAAACCGCAGGATGCCATATGGGAGGGAGTTTCCCATGGTGCGGAATCATTAATGCGTACTCTCATCCTGCCCTACTCCATATTCATTCAGCCTAGATACCAGATCGCTTGTCAGCTCCGACAGCCACGAAATCGCAACCTCCTTATCGTCATCGCTACAATCTGAACTGGCAACCAGCCGGGCCATAAGTTCTATCCGCTGCAGTGCAAGTGACTCCATGAACAAATCGTTCACAACTCCCTCCCAATATTACTGTTTATATATACAGTTCATCATATGACTTTAAAGCTGAAATAGTTTTTTACTCAGCTAACTCTTTGATTAATAGATATGCTATTTATCTGAGCTGTCAGTACCACTGACGCCATTTGTCATCCTCCTGTAGGCGCTTGTTCCGGTAGAACAGGCGCAGCCCGGCTCCAAATGGCAGGCTGCCGCCACGCAGAAGCAGATCCACTTCCGTTTCACTGGCATCAAAGCCTCTGGACCTCAGCTCCGCATCGAGCTGCAGGCGCTGGTGATCCGCAATTTCCTGTTTGTAGCCTTTTCGGCGTTTCGGTTTGACCAGCCGCAGCCTTGCCGTCAGCTCGCGCAGTTCCTTTTGGCTCATTTTTCGTAGTCCGGCAGCGCTGCAGGTTCTTCGCTGCCCGGTAGATCGCCCCCTGTCTGGTACGTTTTTTCAACAGGGGGATAGTTATTGCCACGAGTCCAAGGGGCGCGAGCGCCCTGGTCGGCTGTCGCCTCCTGAACGTCAACTGCCTTACGAACCATTTTCCACTTCATCGCGTGTGTGCAGATCCGGCCCTCAACAATCGGGGACCAGATAACGTCATCAATCACAAACAGGTCGCTGCAGGCCGCATCGAGACACATGCTCATGTGTGCCGCAACCAGCGTGGACAAACGTTTGACCTGCTCCTGATTCATTTCAGGCAGTACAAGCAGCCCCTCCAGCCCTTGATGGCTCGCCATAAACCGGAAAGAGGCAGATAACTGAGTTGACGCTTTCAACAACCTGACGGCGGGTAGTCGCATTCAGTTGAACACCAGAAACCGCACTCGCAGCGACACGTCCCATTTCGGCGGTGGCTTTAAGGACGTACTGAGGCATTTTCTCCCGTGCGACTTCATTGGTTGGCACACATGGCAGGCAATGGATCTGCGCCAGAAACCCATCTACCAGTGTTGAATCTTCGGTGAGGTCGGTCAGAAGCCATATGTCTGGCGCTGTGAGCTGGTGCGGTTGCTCCGGGTTGAGCTTGTTGCGTAGAGTCTGGACATTCATCCCAGCGCGTTCTGCTAGCTTCGCCATGTTGTGCCGTAAAGCAAAAGCCCGGCAGGCTTCATCAAAATGTCTTTGTTTGGAAACTTTATAATCAAACATAGTTTTCATCTCCGAACCTATCGCAAAATCGAACCTTAAAACTGACTGCGATAAGCAAACGTTTCTTAAGCAGAAAGTGCATCTACAGTCAAAGCAGCCATGTTAATCATGACCTTTTCACGCTTTTTATCTTTACGCAGACGATGGCGCGGAAGGCGGCCATCAGCCAGCATGTCGTTGATCGTATCGACTGGAAGGCCTGTAAGTTCGCTATAACGCTCAATTGTGACGTGCGGTGTATTCAGAGTGATTGAAATGTTTGAGGCCATGGTGCAACATTCCTTCTTTAGTTCGGCTTGTGGCGAGCCGTTATTTATCGTGATTAGTTGTGAAGGCTCCAAAAGAAGACTTCGAGGTCAACTTCAAGATCGCTTCTGGAATCTGTCAATGCAATTTAGATTGCTTTGGAGGACTTGTGGATTTCAATAGCGGCGGAAAGAAAGTGATGGAGCGTTTGGTTGAGGCATATGGTTTTACAACTCGCCAAGCTCTATGCGACCATCTTGGAGTTTCAAAGAGCACAATGGCAACACGTTACATGCGTGACATCTTCCCAGCAGACTGGGTTTTGCAATGTGCAATGGAAACAGGTATCTCACTGGAGTGGCTATCTTTCGGGAAAGGGCAAAAACAAATCACCAAGTTGTCAAACACCTCCACCATTGATAGAAAAATGCTTCTTGAAGGAAAGCTTTCTGAATCAGAGCCATGTATTTTTGATAATTGCTTTTTACCTGAAAACATCAGAAAACCAATCTTAATATCCGAGAGGAATACTGATTATATTTGCGACATGGTGTATGAAGAAGTACGCGATGGAAAATGGCTTGTTAATATTGAGGGAGATATCTCTATTAGAATGCTGATTCGTCTTCCTAGAGCACGTTTACAAGTCAGTAATGATAATCACACTTTCCAGTGCAATGTTTCAGATATAGAGATTATTGCTAAAGTACAAGTGACTTGCTTTAAGTAAAAAGTTCCATAATTCAAAAGAGACACACAAAAAATGATAATGAAAACTACAATTGTAATCAGCGACTTTCAAAAAATAATAGGTGCACTCAGCAAAAGTGAAACCTTACGAAACTTCAAAACTTATGAGGAGGATATCGTATCTGATATGAACAAGATATTTTCATCATACACACGTGTTTTAAAAAAATATCTTGAAAAAGAATTAGTAAGTACCCCCTCATCATTATTTAGCAATCTGCTTAATCAAATTGATAACATTAACGTTTTTTCGCAAGCGATCATTCAATCCACCCAAGAATTTTTAGAAGGTAATGTCAGGCAGTCATACAATACGTTCAGCAGTGCTCTTGACGATTACGAAATAAAGCATTGCCTCGCACTCCTGACCAAAGAACTAGGACGATGGGCAAATATTAGTCGGCCTGCATTTCGTTTGCGCACAAGTTCATCCCCTCTTCTCGAGAGAGAACAGATGTTTCATATTTCATTCGAAAACAGAAGTTTAGTTAAAACACAAAGATACTCTGTTGAAGGCTTGCCATGCCTTTACCTTGGAACTTCATTGTATATTTGTTGGCAAGAGTTGGGATGTCCTGATCTCGATAAACTTTACATATCCTCATTTAGAGCAACACCTGAGGCAAAAGAATTAGGTATATTAAATCTTGCTTACACTCTCGATTCCTTAAGATCAAAAAATTTGATGTTTTTATTTGATGATGACAATCATCATAGTGAAAGTGAACAGATCGCATTTTTCACCTTATGGCCTCTGGTTATAGCTTGTAGTTACGTTAAGAAAGTCAAAGATGCAGCTTTTAATCCAGAATACATCATTCCTAACTTATTAATGCAGAAAATTAGCTCCGATAGGAGTATGAATATTTCAGGATTAGCATATTACTCAACCAAAAGTGAGAAAACTAGCAGTGATGCTTTTGGAGTAAACATAGTTTTACCACCAAAAACAACATATCAAGAAATGATGTCTTATAATTTTTGTCCCACACTGACGAGAAGTATGTTAGTAACAAGACCAATATCTTGGTCATTATTATCAACACTAAAATTTGAAAACTCCAGTCAGAACTATATAACCGAAACAGGAATAGATGACATTTACTCTACTTTGCTAGAAAGCTATGGTAGTACTGATTTTCATCGTCTTGAGCAAAATATAAAAACACACTTTTCATTCGGAGTCATTGAAAATAAGAAAAAATAATATTCTATGTGTGTTATGAATAAATCACACATTAATCTCTGTTCAAATATACAGTTAAATTTAGCCCTCTTACATGAGGGCTTTTTAATGGCAGTACGAAAACTCGACACAGGAAAATGGATTTGCGAATGCTACCCCGCTGGACGTAGTGGGCGCCGTGTGCGTAGGCAGTTCGCCACGAAAGGCGAAGCACTAGCTTTTGAGCGTCACACGATGGATGAGGCAGAGACTAAGCCCTGGCTGGGTGAATCGGTAGACCGTCGGACGCTGAAAGATGTGGTTGAACTCTGGTTTAAACTGCACGGCAAATCCTTGACTGCTGGTGAGCATGTTTACGACAAACTGATCCTGATGGTCTATGCACTCGGAAACCCTATTGCTACTGATCTCAGCTCGAAATTATTCGCACATTACCGTGACAAACGCCTGACGGGTGAAATCTATTTCAGTGAGAAGTGGAAGAAAGGTGCCAGCCCGGTAACTATCAACCTTGAACAAAGCTATCTGAGCGGTGTTTTTAGCGAGCTGGCCCGACTCGGAGAATGGACAGCACCGAACCCGCTGGAGAACATGCGCAAGTTCACCATCGCAGAAAAGGAGATGGCCTGGCTAACGCATGAACAAATTACTGAGCTTTTGTACGACTGCAACCGCCAAAGTCCCCTGCTCGCCCTGGTCGTTAGGATATGCCTGAGTACCGGAGCACCGGAGCACGCTGGCGCGAAGCTGTAAATCTCACACGCTCCCAAGTCACTAAATACCGGATCACGTTCGTCAGGACCAAAGGCAAAAAGAACCGAAGCATTCCGATTAGCAAAGAGCTTTACGAGGAAATCATTGCCCTGGACGGATTCAAGTTCTTTACGGATTGCTACTTCCAGTTTTTGTCTGTGATGGATAAAACCTCCATCGTGCTTCCTCGTGGCCAGCTTACCCACGTTCTGCGCCACACGTTTGCAGCTCACTTTATGATGTCGGGCGGAAACATTCTTGCACTACAAAAAATTCTAGGGCATCACGATATAAAAATGACTATGCGCTATGCTCATCTGGCCCCCGATCACCTTGAAACAGCTTTGAGATTCAACCCTCTTGCAACGCTAGAAATGTGATCTGCTTGTGCAAAATAACATCTTCTCCGCTACCTGAGCTATATAAGTCAGAGTAAACTCTTATCAATAAATCAGTTCATTTTATTGAATATTTTAAGGAGTTACATGGCTATCGTTAACGTAAAAAAACATACTGTCAAAAGAGCATTATCAATGGGATTCGAAAAAGTGCTTGATGATCGTGGGTATGATTCAGGGGCGTATTACGTCAAAGATGGCAAAAAGTGGATTTTTGATATTGTTGCGCTTAAGCAAAAACAAGGGGTAACTTCAGCTGATGAGTTAAAAAATCTTGGATATGATGTTGATACATATAATTTATTAGAAAATGAACCTAATGAGATGGCTCAACTTTATCAAGACATTGCAGTTGAAGACGGTGAACCAATGTATCTTGAAGGTGGAGTGTATTTGTATCCTGATGGTTCAATCCGTTAG